GCACGTGGCAATCCGAAAAGGTATGATCAAAGGTCCACTTAGGGCAATTTTTGCCTTAAACAAACCGAGGAGTATCATCGATTGCATAACTATTTTGTATACAAGTTATGTGAACACCGGTGGTATTACGCCCAAACAATGGACGAAGTTTCGATCTTCCGTTGAACGGGACCCGGGGCCTGATTTATTCATACCGTATTTGAAGAAAGCTACGGAAGAAATTCAGTTACCGGAGTGGAGGACATGTACTTACATGTCTTATCCTTTTAACAGAGGACGGAGAGTACCTTCAGTTAATGGTAAAACGAAGGGAGACTCCCCGGATCGTCTTATTGACGACTTCTCAACTTCGGGTGTTTGGGACATATTGGATGAGTCGGGGCCGGAATGGGTCATCTCTAATAGTTTAGGTGACTTATATCCGGGCCTACTTGACACCAAGGAAAAATGGTGTGATCCATATGTAGGGAACATCGGTGTGATCCAAGAGCGTGGCATGAAAGCACGTTTTATCGCAAATCCCCGTCTGGTATACCAGATAGGCCTGCGATCTCTTGGATGGTATTTATTTTCAATACTCCGATCACTACCCTGGGACTGTACATATGATCAATCGGCTGGTACCCGTTGGGCCCGAGCGAAATTGTGCGAAGGCAAGCATTTGTACAGTGTAGATGTCTCTGACGCAAGCAATAACATACCACTTAGTAGTACAATGAGGGTTTTGCGCTGGCTTGACTGCCCAGTACAAGACTTGGAATTATTCGAAAAACTGTCCCGCTCTAAATGGAGAATTCCCAAAAAGATAAAGGAACAGGTTGCGCTAATTACAGCGTCGAATCGTATCCCTAATGATAACATGGAATACCTCCAATGGCGACAAGGACAACCACTAGGATTATACCCAAGTTTCCCTGCATTTGCCCTATGGCACGGGCTACTACTGCGTGCGTTGGAAATTCGCTATGGCCTTTCGGACACCTTTAGAGTGCTTGGGGATGATGTAATTATTTCAAACCCCTTAACCCATTGGGCATATCGAAAGACACTAGACGAACTCACCGTACCGATAAGTGAAACCAAAAGCTTATCGGGTATTAAAGCTGGAGAGTTTGCGGGTAATGTTATTACTCCCAAATCAGCATTTCTGGCTCGGAAGTTCATCATACCCACCGAACACAATCAGTGTATACTCATTCAGCGCAGCCTTGCTGGCGACCCCGAAAGGGTTACCAATGCAAATGAGCTTGCAGTCTTTTGCGCTCAAGCTGCACACATGGATGAGAATCCATGTGGTATTACCGCTGAGAGGAGGGCTTGTTTTCGGAGACAAATTGGTGTGTGCGAGGATGTGTTGTATAACGTCCACGTACCCGCCCCTTCGAAAGCAATTTACTATCGTTTGTTTGCATTTCGACGTGTGGGCTTGGATACGCCATCAGTTCGCGATGAACTAGATGCTAAATTCAGGCGCTTTCTCCGTGAGGAGGCACATGAAGAAGAGACGATTGGCTCCCCGCCAGGGGGCCAACTGGAAATCCTCGCTCGCGTGCTGTATTGTACACGCGCGCTTGATACTTTATTGCCTAGGGATCTCGCAAGAGAATTCCACAAACTATTAGGTAATAATAAGGGTGAGGAGCTCTTACCTGATCTTAGGGCTTTGTTTGAACAGAAGTACCAAGGAAAAGGGTTGCTGAAGCGGTTAAGGAAATTACTTTTCCGCAACCAGCTCGAAATTGCCAAACGTAGTAGTTCGATAGTAAAACACGAAATAGCAGAATGGCTTATTTCAAT